TATCAGGATACTCATACCCTGTTCTCATTTGAGCTATGTCTATGCAGTTATAGTGGATTTTTTCTGTAGCGTAGTCAATAAAGTAAAGGTTACCTCCTTGACTCCACTTAAAGAAACAGGTAGCATGCTTATCAGATCTGAAAGGATTCTTGTATTTATTTCTCAAGTCTATTTTTTCTCCGAAGTAAAAAGACATCAAGGCTTCTTGTCCTACAAGCTTGTACAGTGTTTGTACGTTAGGTCTGATTTCAATACTTGTTAAATCCATAATAGGTTAATAAAAAAGGGGCTACAAATGTAACCCCCTTTTCTAAAAATAGAATAGAATATTAAAAAGATTTAGAATATGCTGTCTACGTCTTCGCTAAGAGGCGCTGTTGCTACCTCACTACTATCCCAACTCATAGCAGGTTCGTTAGAGAAAGGACTCTCTACTTCATTGCTTTCAGGAGCATCGTTCTCAGTGTATTCTTTGAAGGTAAAGCTTCCGTAGAAACTCTTAAAGCCATACTCACCAGTGATTTGCTTAGATACATATTCAGTAATTTTACCACCTACGTTAACAAATACCTTAGTGCATACATCTTGGTACTTACCATCTTTAATTCCTAACAGAACTTTAACACCCATGTTAGCTTTGTTAAAGTGAGCAAAGAAGTCTACCAACTCATTACCCTTACCTTTAGCGATAGAGTTCCAAGAGTCAAGTACAAATGGCTTCTCTTTAGGAGAGATGTTACCATAAGCCTTAAGCAAAGAATAAACTGTTTCTTCACCACCTTTAGCTTCACGTGCACTTCTCAAGTCCATTCTTCGAGAAGGATCTAAAGCAGATTGTGCATCGCTTAAGTCAGCTAGGTTAAGAGCCCAAGAGGTTCTTGTATAGTTGTCAATGAATTGTTTCTTACCTGCTTGTGAGGTACGAGTATCATTGTTAACCCACAAAGAGAATTTACCACGCAAATCTGTTTTGAAGTCTGGATGGTTTACATACCAGAAATCTAGGCGCATTCCGTTATCTCCTTCGTAGTTAGGTTCTTTAACTTTATCTTCTTCAATTCCCAAAAGAGCAGCAAGTGCTTTACTAGTTGGGTTTACAGCAACGATTTGGATAGGTGCAAATCCTGTGTACATTTTCTTGCCTGATGAAGGCTCTCTGGTTTCTAATTCGTCGAATTTCATAATTTTTTGTCTTTAATTTTTTATTTGGTTTTTGTTGGTACTTCTTTTACTTCTTCTGTGTAATAAGTGTCAATAGATTGACATACAAGGCTTAGGTCATTTGGAATCAATGTATCAGCAAACATATCCATAGGGCTCTTCGCAGGATAGTTTCTAAAACGGTTGGTTACAAAGTGATAGGTCGCTTTCTCATCCTTATCTTCACCTACGTGAGTATAAAGACAGATAGTAAACAATCCTTCTAATACGATTTGGTTGTCCAAAGCTTTACCGATAGTTTTAATCTTCTGACCTACGATATGTCCATCATCCTCTATGTTCTCTGAGTGAGTGATGTAGAATACTTTAAGGTCATTACGAAGCTTACGAGCTGTAGTAAGCATGTTGGTTACATCCTTAGCTAAGTTTACGAATTTACCAAAACCTACTTCGTTGGCTTTCTTCATCATAAGGAAAGACATAGAGTAGATAGCATCATCCATAATTACATTCTTGATGTGTGGTGCTTTCTCGCTAATTTGTTGTAACAAAGCTGTGATTTGAGCGATCTCATCTACTTCCATGTAGTTCTTTGACTCAGTGTTGTAGAGTTTCTCTGCTCCTTTGAAAGGCAATTCTTTCCGTGCTACGTTGATAATAAAGGTTTCTTTGGGATCGAGGGTTCTGATAGAGGTAGATTTACCTGTACCTGAAGGTCCTACGATTGCGATTAGTTTGCTTGACATATATTTATTTTAATTTGGTTTCTTCAATTTCTTCTATTCGGTCTATGACATCGTCTTCTGTATCCCAGCCAAAGTTGCCTACAAAGTGCACAGCGGCAGTGAAACAGTTTTCAATATTTCTTTCAGGGTCAGTCAGTAGTTCTTCTCTCATATCTTTATTGTTGTAAAGTTCTGAGGAAAGCCACATCAAGAAGTTGTCTTCTTGTTCTATAGTCCATGTGTGTTTTTCATACCATCCATCTTCTTTACAGTCAATAGTGGTATAGTCTACGTCAATAACGTCACACATGTGTTTGATTATTCTAATTAAATACGGGTTCTGTTGTTCATCCATTCTTTACATTTTTAAAAATCGTTCGTAATGATTGCCTACTGGGTTATTCATATCCTGTGGTCTAGGTAACTCTTGGAATTCTCCGTTAGCTCCATTAAAGTAAAGTCCTATGCTTGAGTTTTCTAAGCCATAGTAACGGTCTTTAAGGAATTTAAGGGAGCGATACTTGTTACCTAAGATACTTACATCATATCCATTATGAGTAGCGATGTTGTATCTAGCAGGACTGAATAGACCAATAACAATTTCGTAGTCTTGGTGTACACCTTTGTTGATGTGGAGTTCTTCCATTGATGGTTCTAGTTTCTCTTCCATCAATTGACCTTTGTAGGTGTAAGTCTGTTTCTCTGATGCAGGTGTCTGCTGATGTACGATTACATTAATCATCTTGTAACGCTTAGAAAACACTTCTAATACGTAATCTTTAACCATAAAGTCAAAGGTTTGATAAGACGATAATTTAATCTTGGTATCAGGAGCTACCTCATTAGATAAAAGACTAATGTGGTCTAAAATAAAAAATACCCATACATCATCTGACTTATACTTGTAGCCTGTGATTAACTTCTTACCGTCTTCGAGTTCTTTGTATGTGTGCTCTCCGATTTCAGGGTTATCAAAATAGGCTCTAATATATTTAGACATACCCGTAGGGTTTCTAATGTAATCAACTACCTCTACGATCTCTTGTAAGTTATAGATGAATCTTTCAGCATCTTTAACCTTAGCCATAAGATCGTTAGTCATAGTGTAATTACCAATAGACTTTAGTTGTTGTACGCTAATAGTTACCCTGTGTTTCTCATACATGTAGATTGAGATAAAAGATAACCAGAAGTCTGTAGCACTTTCTTCTAAAGCAAAGTAGAAGATTTTAGGTTGTATAGAACTCTTGTTTAAGCGTACTTGCTTGTAGATGTTTAAGATAGTCATGTACTTAGCAAACTTTGACTTACCTACACCTGATGCAGCTGTTAAACAAGTAATAGAACCTTTAGTAAATCCTCCGTAATGTTCTCCTAGTCTAGGAAATGGAGGAGGGATAGAAGTTAATCCCCCCTCTTCCTTCACTAGTTTATTACGTTCAATCTGCCCAATTAATTGTCCAAACTCCATAATTACAAAATTTGATGACTATTGTAGGCTGGACCTGTGCCATTCTTTAACTCTTCACACCATTTGGCTAAGTCGCTTTGGTCTACGCCATCTATCTTTTTGTAAATAAAGTAACCACACTCTCTAATGAATCTGATGTTTCCCTGAGACTTAAGTGTACTTATGTAGAGATCTGTTGCTTGTGATATTTCTTCAAGAGTATAGTCGTACTCACTGATAAATCTAATTAAGCGTTTTACTACGCTAGACTTGTCTGTGGTTTTACCTGATACTCCTAGGTTTTTAGCACTAAACTTACCTACAAACTCAGCTAACCAGTTAGCAGAAATAACAATCTCTTTCTTTGCTGAGGGTTTGTTGACATGTTTGTTAGCAAGTGATTCAATTACAGAAGGCTTGGGAGCAATCAACTCTCCAATAGACTTAGAGAAGTCTAAATCTTCTAGTGCTTTAGGTGTCCAACTATAAGTAGTTCCGTTATGTAGAAGTTTCTCTTCGTAAATCCACTTGTCTATCATCTTCTCCTTCTGTAGCAGTGCCCAGAGGACTTCGTAAAACGTTTTCTTCATCTGTTGGTTTTATTAAAGTAAAGTTTACACCTTTAAAGATTTCCTGAGAATTAATCTTTATTGGGTCTACAAAGATAGGCAAATCCTCGTCTTTTTGCAAGAGAATTTGGTCTTCTATCCACATTTTTTTCATAAAAAGAAAGTCTGGATGTGACTCCAGACTCTCTCCATAGTGTTCTATTTCCATAGATTAAAGTTTGACAATTTCCTCGAAAGGAACTTCCCCAGCTTTGCAGTCTTTCATCATCGTCTCAATGAAATCTTGCTCGTCTTCAGGTACGTTAAAGATGCTTTCGCATTCATAACAATAACTGTTAAGTAACAAATCATTTGTAACGTGAAGTTTATCACCTAGACAGTTAGGACAGATACCTTCCATGATCATTTCATCAAGGTCTGCTTGCTTGTAAAGAACCTTTGATTTGTTGCTGAATGATTCTAGTCCTTCTCTTAGTCTTGGGTCTTGATACTGAGGGTAACATTCTGTCATCCATTCGCTGTAGATTTCATACTCTTCTTCTGCTGCGGCTTCTTCTGCTTTATCTTTATCATAAGCAACATCTCCAAAAGGATCTAACATGTCCAAGGGATCTTCTGGTCTAGACCAGTGCTTTGAACTTTTAGTAGAAGCCAATTCGCTTTTTGGAGGCATCCACTCTCCCTTCTGTATGTCATAGTACCAATCTTCATCATCATCATCCCAGATATTAATCTGCTTAGCACCTGTTCCCAAATAAGTAGAACTAGATTTAGTCTTACTACCTCCATAAGGAAGTTCAGAACGAAGATTAGGTACAGGGAAGGTAAGAGGAATGTTTCTCTCAGCTAGCATTGTGAGCATTTCATAAGCAAAACTGAAAGCATTGGTAAGAAGTGCTACACTTGCTACCTCGCTATCTCCATGCTCGTTGAAATAACCACAAGATAAATTATGAGAAGACACCTTAAGACCTCGCTTACGAAGGCCACCTACGTCAGTAGCTGTGCCTGAGTTAAGAGTGTATCCATACTTATCCATTAAATCACCAATCAAGTCATAATGCTCAGGGTTGAAAGTCTGAACACCATTAGTGTACTTAATGAAGTCATTTGTATAGGATCTGCGATCTAGCTGAGTAACAACCAAAGAGTTGTCAAAGAAGCTCATATCACAAGCATAAGTACCTACCAATCCTCTCTCCTCGCCATAAGGCAAGAATACCTTACAAGCAGGCATCATCTTAAGCATTTGGATAGCAAAGCATACACCTACAGAGTCATCGAGACCTAAGCCACACTGTTCACCTCTTGCATTGTCAAAGCCAAAAATCCACTCATCTGTTTTGAAGATTCGCATACCTACATGATAGCTTTGAGCTGTGTCATAATGAGCTACGATAGTAGGATAGAATTCTGCTGCTCCTTTTGTGCAATAGATATTACCTCCCTTCTCATACACAGTAACTCCTTCGATCTTAGAGATAAGCTCTATAAGCCAATCTTTTTTAAGTGCTTCGAGTTCTGGTTGATAAGTAGGACTTTGTTGATACATAATATCAAATAGTAGATCAAAATCTACTGGGAAATCACCCTTAATGGTGTGGTCTATTGCTTCTAGTTTGTTTGTTGTGTAGTACATTGTTTTTTAAATTAAAAATTGATCAGGACTTTCAGCAGTCTCTGATTCTGTTGGTAAGTGTTGACTTAACTCTTCAACTGCTTCTGCAAGACTCTCTATAGTCAAGTTATTCTCAATAACTCCGATAAAAGTGTTATTATAAACTTGACTTGGGTGATAGAAACGATAAGGACTACTAGAAGAAGTACTGCTTGTCAGTATAATAGTACTTGAAGTTGTAACCCCAGTTGTTGGGTGCGCAGTAATAGTAGTAAGAGGCTCACTATAATCTTCTGTAGTTTCTTCTGGCTTATTCTCATCATCTGGGTGATAAAAGGATCCGTTGATCAGTTCATACGTATGCTCATTATGAATAAAGAAACCAAAACCATTCTCATATTGTCTGAGATAATCATCGTTTTCATATGCATAATCTCCATCAAACAATTCTACAGCTCGATTTCTTAATACAGGGTCACTATTATAGTCTTGTACGAAGTCATCTCGATCTGTAAAATTAGCATCCATCACCTCTGAATAGATAGAACAATCACCACAACATCTTTCGTCTACATATCTACCTGCGTCTATATGGCAAGAATCATCATATTCTATCTCTGCATCACAAACAACACAACATATAGTATCAGGGAGACCTGAGTGGTTATAGAAACTACCTCCAGTACACCTAAGAGTATAGTGATGACCTTCTCCATAGTTACTTAAGACTTGATCGTCAGGATGGTAACAGTAAAGAGTATCTACGTAAGGAAACTGATTAATTCCAGTTAAATCTATCTTAACAGAATAACGTTCTGATGTTTGCCAGATCCTCTTATAGTTAGCGGATTCTAGAGCAGTTTTAAGTAAGTTCTCAGTTTCGGTTTTAGTAGAATAGATTCTATCGTAAGCCCACTGGTTACCTAGATTCCACAGAATAGCTCTAGCTGCTACTTTATTGGCTCTCATAAGTACTCCTATCTTAACCTTAGAAGGATCTCTAGTGTACATCTCGAAGTATGATTGACATCTTTCATAACGCATACAAGAGCTACCTAAAGTATTACTGTGGGCGTGATAGTTGTCTTCGTCATAAGCCCACTTAATTTGTTGTCCTTCCATAATTCTAAAATCATATAGAGGATTAGAGATTGTGATAAGCGAAGCATAAGATTCTGAGAACGTAGTAATATCCCTATCAGAATATTTATCTTTAAAAATCCTACGAATAAGTTTACCTACAGAAGTATGATAACGCTTCTTATAGTTCCATACCTCAGGTAATACTAGTTCAGTATTTTCAAACTCTACACCTATTATATGAGGATAAGTAGTAGTTATAGTAAGACCTGCTTGGTCAATAGAAAAGCTATTAATACCATACACTACACTGTGTCTGATAAGAAGAGGTTCCGAGTCTTGTTCTAATCTAGGTATATTGTAAGAGTAAGAAACTTCCTCATCCACTCCATTAGTGTGACTTGTATAACGATTAGCAGTAAAAGAACCTTTCTTTTCATAGAATTCTTTGATAGGATAAACTAAGTTATTTAAGTGACGAGCAGTAAGAGTAAGTCTTTTAGTATAAATAGCCTCTGAGTCTCCATATAATCTTGTTTTACCTATGTGTAATATTAACACAGTACCAGGTCTAATCATCTGCATTCTTGTTTCTTCGCCTTCTAATCTATTTTTACGATCTTCGTCTAGATAAGAAAGTTTGCTGTAGTCTGCTTGTGATAAACCAAGATAATTACAATACTTAGAGTCTTCTGGAACTCTTTTAAGAGATAATAAGTCATCAACCATGTCCTTTACAATTTGGGGGACATCAGTAGACTTAAGTTTAAGTAAGCGTTTCTTTAGATCTTTGTGCATTACAAACTTGTCTGTTAAGACTTTACGTGCACGTTTCACTTTAGGAGCATGAATAGCAGATACTTCAATAGTTCTTTCTGCTTGTTGCATAAACTCCGTAGAGAATGGATCATCAAAGATTTGAAGTTGTTGGCCTGCAATTAGGCCTGCTGATTCTAATTCTTCTGGCATATTATTTTAGGTTAAATGGGTTTAAATGAAAAAAGCACCCCTAGAGGTGCTTTATTAGTTTAATTTAGATTTAATTTAAATTTGTTCTGGTGTTTGTTCGCTGTCTTTTGTGTAACGATGTGCTAGTAATAGGTTTTTCTCTTCTAGTGCTTTCTTAAAAGCTTTGTCTCGTTCTCTTTCTGAGTAGAATTTGTAGTCTTCATTCTTTTTCATTGTCTTTACAATCAGGTGATATTCTATCACCGTACCATTCTCGCTTAATGTGTAGTTAGAACTCATTCTGCAAAGATAGCTATTATATTAGCTACCATTCCTACTATTATGGATAAGAGTGATACAAAAAGAATACTGTATACAAAGAACTCATTGGTAGTCATACACCTAGTGTTCTTTATTTTTTTACCTATTTCCTTACAAGCTTCCTTCATTTTTGTTTATTTCCTTTCTAACGTCTTTCCAAAACAATATAGCATTTTGCATAGAACGGTCTTTAACGTAGTTGTCCATATCTGTGTATTCTGCTATAATCTTGTCAATTGTGTAATTCGCAATCTGTCTGTAAGCGTAACCGTTCATTTGGAACCCTAATCCCATTAGGATTTCTTGTTCCATAGCTTCTGCTTGTTGTTTGGGAGTCATAAGGTGAACAAAGTTAAAGTTTTTCTGCTCGTTCGTCAAATCTATATTTCAACTCTTCCATAAAAACTTCTTTGTAAAAGTCAGAGATTTGATGTTGTGTCTTTAGGATAGCTTCAATATGATCTGAGTCTAAGTCTTTAAGAAGTTTGTAAACTAAAGGTTGTTTACCATCTTTACCCCTGGTTCCCCAGTGTACAGCTGATCTCCTTGTAATGTGAGAGCCATCGTCATAAACGCTTAACTCTTCGTAAGTACCTATGTTTCTTCTTAAATAGTCTGTACCTCCGTCTACCATAAGAACCTCTTTAGTTAAAGTGTCCTTATATTCAACGTAGTTATGTCTATTGTAAGAAGTTAAAATAGTACCATCTGGTGTCTTAATTCTATTTAATAGAATTCTAGATTCTGTTGTCATTATAGTCTTTGTTTAAAATGTAAGCGGGTTTTAGCTCTGTAACAATGTTTCCGTTCTCTAACACAGTGTCATGCAAGCATTCAAATTTATCTATTTTAAAGCCTTCTGCTTGAAAGAAGTTAAGAGATTGGATGTTCTGTGCTTTAACCCTTGTAAATGCCTTTATAGGGCTCTTATTTTCGTTATAAGCATCATGTAAAGCTATACTAAGTATTGCATGACCATAACGCTTACCTTGAAACTCCTCAGATACTCGTATAAAAGTAATTCTATACTGGTTATCTTTTTTCTTTTTAATTAAAAGTACTGCTACTACCTCTTTTCCTTCGTGTAGAGCATGTACTTTTAGTGTAGGATCCATAAATGATTTTTCTGTGAAGGTTACTCCAAAGTGACTAGAGATAAACTCAAAGTACTCAGGTTTCTTTTCACATACATGTGTTATCATACGTAGATTATTTTTAGTTTTTCTTTTGCTTTGGCTCTTTTATAAAGAGAACCAAAAGCATAATGATTCATACCCAGCTTAATACCTGCCCTACCATAACTTAATTTAAGTTCATCTCTAAGTATGAGTGCAGCGTATTGTTTAGGTGTGAATCCTTTTAGATCTAGTTTTAGTTCGTCCATTTTATACCATTTTTAGTAATTTTTTATACTTAGATCTAGGTAGTTTAAGTCCAGTTACAGCTCCATCGTAGCAAAGGTTTTCTGCTCTACATGCTTCTGCTACACTTTTATAGTAAGTACCTGTCTTTAGACTTACTACGTGTATGTGCCAACTAGAAGCTTTGATTGCATTTAAGTGCATGATGTTCTCTACTCTGGTACCCCATTTAAGATTGGTGTAGTGATTGTTAAGCTTATCTCCGTCTAAGTGTATTACACACTCACCTTCAAGTCCATCTAAGAAGAGTTTGGCTACCAAAGTTTGCCTAAACACTCGTTTCTTAATAGAACCTACAGATAAGATAACTCCTGTAAGTCCATCACGATTAATAAAGCCTTTTAAGATCTTTTCTTTCTTAACTCTAGCTTCTAGTCTACCGAATCTAGGTTGACTGTAAGATCTTTCTAAGCTTTTAACCTCTCCGTATTCATTTACATGATAGTATTCTTCGAATCCTGGAATAGGTTTCCACATAATTAATTGCTTAAAGGTGCTTTTATTGTTGGATGTGATTGGTAATTAACTAACTCAAAATCAGTATTGTCTAAATGTGAGTACAAAGACTGATCTTCTGATAGTGACTTATAGAAACTATCTTCTTTCAAATGGTTTAATGTAGGTAAGTCAAATGCCTCTCTTTCAATCTGCTCTTTAGCCTGCTCGATGTGATTTAAGTAAAGGTGAGTATCGCCTAAGTTACCGATTAGTTCATCAGGAACCATATTTACCTCTTTAGCAAGGATAGTTAAGAGAAGAGCATAGGAGGCGATGTTGAAGGGAAGACCGAGGAAAGTATCTACTGAACGCTGATTCCACATTAAAGAAAGATACTTACCATCTCTTACGTAACACTGAAATCCATAATGACAAGGTGGAAGAACCATTTCACCTAATTCTCCAACATTCCAAGCACTAACCATTAATCTTCTAGAGTCTGGATTAGTCTTTAAATCGTTGATTAGATTAGCAATTTGGTCTACACTTGTTTCAGTGCCGTAATCCATGTCTTTATCAGATACCCAACTTCTCCATTGCTTACCATAAATAGGACCTAACTCACCATATTTAGCAGCAAACTCAGGATTAGTCTTAATCGCTTCTACAAACTCTTCTACGGTGTAAGCGTCTCTATCATTTGGTCTAGGTTCACGGTAAGATTTGTAAGCGTCTCCTGTCCAAATATTACATCCGTTATCTAAAAGGTACTTAATGTTAGTGTCACCCTTTAAAAACCACAGCAACTCAGTTACTATTGTCTTCCAGGGCATCTTCTTAGTAGTTAAGAGAGGAAATCCATCACTCATCCTATGTCTAATGGTGTAGCCAAAAATTGACTTAGTACCTGTTCCTGTTCTATCAGAC